TTTTTAGACTTGTGGCCACAATCTAGGCATTCATTTATTTCACCCTTGTTGCCGAGCATTATTTCCCATCTCATATTTTCCTCGCTTGTTGCTTGAGGGCTGGTGGAATACTACCAGCCCTCTTGTTCCTTGTTAGGAATTTTTCACACTTGCGGACGTACGCCTTCGATAGGCGTGCGTGATCGCAAATAAAATAGTTTAATAGATTGTTATGCTTAGATCTAATGCTTGCCATAACTAATATTCTTAATTTTTGGGTTCCAGCATTTTCTACAATCTAAACATTTGCCGCCCTGCTTAGGTGCTGGGCAGCTGGGTTTTTTTGTAACTACCGTTGAAGTGTTCGGCCAGCTTTTAATACCTGCTTGATTGATCATCGAAGATGATAATCTAATCACCAGGTTCGCGGGCTTGTCCTTCAGGTATGGTTTTATCCAGGCTTCTTTAGTCGGCATCCAATGGCGTTTAGTCGGCGTCTGTTTACATACTTCAAAAATTTTTCGAAGGTGTTCCAGGTTCTGTACGTCGCCTGAGTCGTGCCATCTAAAAACATCCGATTTTTTAGAGTTGATCAAGGTCACCATTGCGAAGACCCAAAGCTTTTTCTTCAAAGCCTTCAGCCTCCTATACTGAGCATCTTGAACAACCTTGAAAACATAGCAGCCTTTTAATGCATAGCAGGTGCTGCAAACTGAATTAGGTATTAATCGTAACTTGCTGCCCGTGTTACACTCGGCTGCAGGTATACCAATTGACCATCCTGGCATCTTGCCAGGCTTGCTAAGGCCGCCGACTAGATCCCACGCTTTTTTAGTGTCCATAAAATAACAACCTTTCTTCCTTTTTTTCTGTCAATACATCATCAATGTGATAATCCATCACGTCCCAGGATAAACCTATTCCAGCATCATGACGGTGTAAACATCTAGCCAATACTTCACGGCATTCTTCAACATTTAATTTTTCTTTTTTTCCTCGATCCTTCAATTGTTGTTTTACATCTAATACACACCATTGAAGGCTAATTGTATTTTTATCTTTCCATTCCATTCTGTATTCCTTTCGTTTATTTAATATAGGATATTATGGCATAAAATGCAAGGGCAGCGGCCAAAATAAAAATAAATAAACTTCTTGACATATCCTACAATATCCTTTACACTTGGACGGCGGCTGGGGATGGTGGCATATATTACAGAGAAGAGCTTGTGGGCGGGACCCACCCTAAAAAATAAAAACTTAAAAAAAGGCTTAGCCTGTTGTCTCGAGTACCTACCCATTCCTCGACATTTTAACGGTAGAATTAACAACAGGTTCCATGCCCGAGCGTATTGCTCGATCGTTATGCCGATCCCAAGCCACTGCCCTACGAACGGCCGATTTCAAGCAGTGGCCAGGGATCAGTTGCAGAACTACATATCCAAGTTTCCGCCCACAACTAATCCAATCAGTGGAACGAGACCCGTTAGGGGGCTAGCCATAACAATCTCACTGATCCCAGGTCATAAGTTGCGATATCTTAGATTTCCCACAGCTGTATCTTATGACCAGGGATCAGTACCCGTGCATGGAGACGAACCTTGCGTCTATTCCCACGGGTAAAAACCCAATTTCAATCCAGGGGAATTTTTAGGGTATCCCCTGGATCTAATTATTTATTTCACCTAAACAGAATAAATAACATAAAAAGACCTTATCAGAATATCCTATTTATTAAAGGACAATATTGTCGCACCCAGAGGAGAGCATGTGGGCGGGGCCCACCCATATAAAAAAAATAAAAATAAATGTTTTTTAGGGGTTGACTATATCCTATAATAACCTATAAGAATATTTATAACTTAACAATGAAAGGAATACAGTTATGCAACCATTAAGAAAAGACCACGTTGACCATTACAAAGACTTTGTGAAAGATGAGTTTAGTCTTGCGTCAAATAGAGTAGAGCGAGAAATATCACAACAGGCTCAAGATAAAGTTGAGGAAGTTGGGGATAAATTCGCTCAAGTAATACATAAGAACTTGCCTAGTTTAATTAAAGACATGGCAAAAAAAGAAAAAGCGTTAAGAGATTTCCAACAGAAAAAATACTCTATGGAAAATGATTTACGTTATCAAACTCAAAAAATCGCGGATCAGATATCCGAGATTTTTAATAATATCAAAAAGCGTAATAAATGGGATATGAATAATATTGATATTCAAGTCAAAGATGACGCTGATCCTGTTGAGTACATAACAAAGAAAATTAAAAAGGCTTGTTATGAAGAGGCAGAAGTCCACGCTAGAGCGCAACATAAATTGTATCATGCACTAGAGAATAAAAAGAAAAAGTGTTTGAATATACTTTATACTGGAAGCCACATTCAACCAACGTTGGTTGAGTTGCAAAAAGAAATGGCAACAGCTAACATACAATTAGATTTACCTAATTCGCTGTTAGCTTTACCGAGTAAATAAATAAACGTGGCGCGAGATTAACACACTCGCGCCACACTAGAAAAAAATAGAGAAGAGCATGTGGGCGGGGCCCACCCTATAAAAAAGAAAAAAGGCTGACCCATTATGGACACATAGTTACTGGACATTATAGGATAGAAATGAGATACTCGCTTATTAACTTAACGAAAGGAATACAATGTTAGAAGTACACTACAATACGATCAGCAACTACAACGAAAGTAAGTTTGCTCTTGAGGATAAAAAACAAGCGGACACTTTGGGTTGGTTGATGATGACACTTGGTGTTCATGAGATTACCGAAAAAAACATTGATGAGATAATGTTTAGAACTAAATATCTAGACGCGGTTCATGGTTCAAATGGTTTTATTGGTAACCCAAGTAACACGGATCTTAGACAGCTATTTAAAAATCATATTGGTTTAAAAATAGTAATTACTAATAGAGGAATGGCTAACATAACTACTAGACATAAGTTTATGGTTAGACATTTAAAAAGTTTAGAAGAAAGGATAGAAAAAGAAATTAAATAATTCGTTAAGAAAATGGCCATGCAGTTTTTGCATGGCCTATCCTACATTATCCTATGCAGAAACTGCATAGCTTATTTAGAGAAGAGCATGTGGGCGGGACCCACCCTAAGAGGGGACCCTAAAGGAACTATATCAGAATTCAAACTTTTTATGTTTACGCAAATACCCCTTAAAATTATAGGGGTCCCAGACCTACCCTATATAGTTTGATTTGCATTGTTAATCATGTATAATACTTTACCACCCATATTTAAATGTATGCTAACTGTTGAAGATATTAATAAAATAGAAGATCCTATTGAGCGAAGAAAGCTCAAGATACAGATTATACAACGACATCAAAGAAAAGAACTTAAGCAAGTTAAAACTAATTTCTTATCTTTTGTAAAAAAGATGTGGCCAGATTTTATAGAGGGGTCCCATCATCAAACCATAGCAGATAAATTTAATAGATTGGCAACCGGAGAATTGACCCGTCTAATTATAAACATGCCACCTAGGCATACTAAATCTGAATTTGCGTCGTTCTTTCTCCCTGCTTTTATGATCGGGCAGAATCCTAAATTAAAAATTATTCAAGCAACTCACACAGCGGAGCTTGCTATAAACTTTGGACGTAAAGCAAAACATTTAATTGACTCAGAAGAGTATCAACAAATTTTTAATACAAGACTCCAAGAAGATAGTAAAGCTGCAGGACGTTGGAATACCTCCGATGGTGGTGAATACTTTGCAGTCGGTGTCCAAGGTGCGGTAACCGGTAGAGGTGCCGACTTATTAATTATTGATGATCCACATTCAGAGCAAGATGTGAGCTCACCTTCTGCATTTGATAAAGCATACGAGTGGTATACATCTGGTCCACGTCAACGTCTTCAACCAGGAGGTCGTATTGTTGTCGTTATGACAAGATGGTCTACAAAAGATTTAACACAAAGATTGTTAAACGCACAAAGCAACGAGAACGCGGATCAATGGGAAGTCGTAGAGTTTCCTGCAATCTTACCCACAGGTAAACCAGTCTGGCCTGAATATTGGAAGCTCGAGGACCTCGAATCTGTTAAAGCATCCGCAGGTGTTGCAAAGTGGAACGCGCAGTATATGCAGAACCCAACATCAGAAGAAGGAGCTCTCATTAAAAGGGAGTGGTGGAAAAATTGGGAGTCTAAACATATGCCTCACATCGAACATACAATTCAAAGTTATGATACAGCGTACCTTAAAAAAGAAACTGCAGATTACTCTGCTATTACTACCTGGGGAGTTTTTCGTCCAAACGAAGACTCGCCTCGTCAATTAATATTATTAGATTCTTATAAGGAACGTTTAGAGTTTCCAGAACTTCGTCGTGTTGCTTTAGAGCAATATAAATATTGGAATCCTGAAACAGTTATTATTGAAGCAAAAGCATCAGGACTACCTTTGATGTATGAGTTACGTAACATGGGAATTCCTGCAATGAATTTTACACCAAGTAAAGGTCAAGATAAAGTTGCAAGAGTAAATGCAGTATCTCCACTTTTTGAAGCTGGACAAATTTGGGCGCCTCTCGATCAAGAGTTTGCGCAAGAGCTTGTTGAAGAGTGTGCAGCGTTTCCTTACGGCGATCATGACGATTTAGTTGACAGTACAACACAGGCTCTGTTAAGATACAGACAAGGCGGATTTATAGATCACCCTGAAGATTATCGAGAAGAAGAGCAACCCAAAAGAAAAAAGAAATTTTACTGGTAATGACTTTCGTATTTAAACACCCTAGTAAGTATAAAAATCCAACTCTTACTAAAAACATGCCTTATGTAAAAAGGGATCAAATACCTCCCCTTAGTGGGCCTAACCCACAAGGCTTGATTAATGAATCAAAAGCATATAAACAAGATAAATTGGAGAAAATAAATGGCAGACATAGACAAAGCATTAACCGAAGTAAAAAAAACGGTTGAGATAGCAGGGCCCGAAGAGCAAGTCGAGGTTCAAGAAGAAATTAACGAATCATTACCAAACCCTGGTGACGCAGAAATTACTCCCACTGAAGATGGCGGTGTAGAGATTGATTTTGAACCTGGAGCATTTAACCAAGCACAAAGTGAAAACCACTTTGACAATTTAGCCGAGTTATTACCAGAGGAAATATTAGGTCCTCTAGGTTCAGAATTAAATCAAAACTACATGGACTACAAAGAGTCTCGTAAAGAATGGGAACACAGTTACATAACTGGATTAGATCTTTTAGGATTTAAATATGAAGATAGAACCGAACCTTTCAATGGAGCTGCAGGTGCAACTCACCCAGTTCTAGCTGAAGCAGTCACACAGTTCCAAGCGTTAGCTTACAAAGAATTATTACCTGCTGATGGACCTATCAGAACTCAAATTATGGGAGCACCTACTCCTGAAAAAGAAATGCAATCTAAAAGAGTTAAAGATTTTATGAATTACCAATTGATGGATCAGATGAAAGAATACGAACCTGAATTCGATCAATTGTTATTTTATCTACCTCTCGCTGGATCTGCCTTTAAGAAAATTTATTATGATGATCTTTTAGGCAGAGCAGTTTCTAAATTTGTACCTGCGGAAGATTTGGTTGTACCTTATTCTGCAACATCTTTAGAAGATGCAACGGCCGTGATCCATGTGATCAAAACCAAAGAGAATGATTTAAGAAAACAACAAGTGAATGGTTTCTATAGAGACGTGGACCTTGGATCTCCTGCAGATACAGAGTCTGATCTTGAGAGAAAAGAACGAGAGTTAGAGGGAATACAAAAAACACAAAATGAAGATATCTACAATATTTTAGAATTCCATGTCGATTTAGATTTAGAAGGGTTCGAGGACCGAGGACAAGATGGTCAACCTACTGGAATTAAGTTACCTTACATTGTAACCCTTGAAGAAGCATCACGTGAAGTTTTATCTATTAGAAGAAACTACGAAATTAATGATCCACTAAAAAAGAAAATTTCTTACTTTGTACATTTTAAATTTTTACCTGGTTTAGGTTTTTATGGTTTTGGTTTAATTCACATGATAGGTGGATTATCAAGAACAGCCACAGCTGCATTAAGATCTTTACTAGATGCTGGTACCCTCTCCAATTTGCCAGCAGGATTTAAGATGCGCGGCATCCGAATTAGAGATGACGCGCAATCTATTACTCCAGGTGAATTTAGAGATGTGGATGCTCCAGGTGGAAATATTAAAGATGCTTTTATGGCGTTACCATTTAAAGAGCCTTCACAAACTTTGTTACAGCTTATGGGTGTCGTTGTATCAGCTGGACAGCGTTTCGCGTCCATAGCTGACCTTCAAGTAGGTGACGGGAATCAACAAGCAGCAGTGGGAACGACAGTAGCTTTGTTGGAGCGAGGAAGCAGAACGATGTCTGCGATTCACAAAAGAATTTATGTGAGTCTTAAGAATGAGTTCAAGATGCTTGCTCGAGTATTTAAAACATATTTACCACAAGAGTATCCTTATGATGTGGTAGGCGGTCAAAGAAGTATTAAACAACAAGACTTTGATGATAGAATAGATATTCTACCTGTAGCAGATCCTAATATATTTTCTCAAACTCAAAGAATATCAATTGCTCAAGCTGAATTACAATTAGCACAATCAAATCCGCAAATGCATAATCTGTATAATGCGTATCGTGCTATGTATGAAGCGTTGGGTGTAAAAAATATTGATATGGTTTTAAAACCAGTTCCAAAACCAATGCCAATGGATCCTAGTATTGAAGCTATTCAAGCTTTAGGTGGTCAACCCTTCCAAGCTTTTAAAGGACAAGACCATAGAGCTCACATAACAGCCCATTTAAACTTTATGTCGTCTTCGATGGCTAGAGGAAACCCAGTGGTAACTGCTTCTATGCAAAAAAATATTTTTGAACACATAAGTTTGATGGCATTGGAGCAAGTTGAAGTAGAATTTAAAGATCAAATTTTAATGATTCAACAAATGCAACAACAAATGCAAGCAAATCCTGCTTTAGCGCAAGATCCACAGATGCAACAGCAGATGATGGCGGTTAATATGCAGATAGAGTCTAGAAAAGCAGTTTTAATTGCAGAAATGTTCGAAGATTTTGCTAAAGAAGAGACTCAGTTAATGGGTGAATACGGAAATGACCCTATTGCTAAGTTAAAAGCTAGAGAATTGGACATCAGAGCACAAGATGACTTCACAAAAGCACAACAATCTCAAGAAAAATTAAATCTTGACCGAATGAAAGCTTTTATGAACCAACAAAACAAGGATGAAAAGCTTGAACAGAACGAAGAGCTTGCAGAATTACGTGCTGCAACTTCCCTTGCTAAACAAGAAATGGCTAACCGAAGTA